ACTGTTACTAGTAACCATACTAGCAGAGAACATACTGCTATATCCGCTAGTGTCGCCAGCTACTAATTGACCATTGCTTACTAACTTGCTACTTACTAGTGTAATTACTTTGCTATTACTCATGATTATTTGCTCCATGTAGTGATGTAATCATTAATAAGAATTTTAGCGAAGCTAGCTAATACTACTAACTCGCTAATAGCTACTAATACATAAAACATATTCCAATTGCTAAACATAATTACTTTACTCCTGTTAGTTGATCTGACTATCTTACATTCCATACTTCCTGTTCCTGTTTGGTATTATATCCAATTATTACCAGCATACCTAGAATTATATTGTAACAGTTTGTAAGCAATTGTAACTAATTGTAACATGTTTGGGGACTGTAACCTAGTGAAAAGTTCTAGCTCGTCATAACCTCACTGGAAGTTACACTATATATAGGTAGATATTAGCATCTTGCCTGATATATAGGTCGTTACTAGTAGCAAGTAGCGCATAGTTATTAGTAAGTAACTAGTATATGCTAGCCTATCACTGCCTGGCTACTAGTTAGCCTATACTATATCTAGTACTACTGCTACCATATACTACTAGATATAGTATCAGGGATTGAATTGATGGAGGTGGGTAAGGGCCTTTTTACTGTGGCTGTGTTTACTTTCCTAAAGGACCCACATATTTTTACTAAACTTTTTTCACACCCAATCACTATTAGCTACTAGTTATAAGGTGCGGTAAATTAAGGGCTAGGCAAAAGCAGTAAGTAGTAATAGCTTTTACTATATGTTAGTATTAACTACTACTTACTGGCAATCGGGATAACTAGGAGGAAGCTATGATAGGTAAGAACAGTTTAGAAGATAGTACTAGTGAGATGCTATCAATGGATAGTACCGCGGAAAAGGCTATGAAACTTCTAGGGAATGGATATAATGCGGAAACAGTAGCTAGTGCATGTGGAGTTAGTGCCAGTCGCATTAGTCAACTAATGTCGCAGGATTGGTTTGCTTCTAAAGTAGCAGAGTTACGGTTTAATAACTTACAGAAGCACAATGAGATAGATAATACCTATGATGAAATGGAAGCTAAGTTACTAGGTAATCTAAAGACTGTAATTCCAATGATGCTGCGGCCAATGGAAATACTGAAAGCTGTTAGTGTAATCAATGCAGCAAAGCGTCGTGGCTCTAGTGCGCCAGAGCAAGCTCAGCAACATGCTACTATCGTGAACCTAACATTACCTAATACAATTACTCAAAGATTTGCAGTTAATGCAAACAATCAGGTAGTATCAGTTGGTGTAGATAATGGTGAACAACAAACCCTAGTAACAATACAATCTAGTAATATGCTGGAAGCAGCTAAACTTAAAGAAGGGGAGCGCAATGAACAAGCACTCGCAGGAGCTATCAGAACTATTAGCATTGACTAAGGAAGAACAGATAGCTCTAGAAAAACAGAAACAACTGGAACTTAACAAGGCAAGAGCAGCTGCAATGTTAGGAAAGATGCTAGCTACCATTACTGCAAATTCTGTAGTTAGAATCACTAATACAAAAGAGGTGTACTAATGCCTAGTATGTTTGAGACTCTGGGAGGTAAAAAAGATAAGTTAGCTATACCTGTGACAGATGCAGAAATGGCAGAACTAGAAAGTAAGAGACTAGCTCAGCTTGCATTAGAGGAGGAGTTAGCAGCAAGTCTAGCTACTAAAGATATTAATGGTAATCCTATAGCTGCACCTACTAGTGCGGAAGGTTCCTTTAATGTTGCAGAAGTTATAGCACTTGCAAAAGGTAGTATGGACTTTCTAGCTGGGTTAGTTGCACCGCTAGCATTTACCTTTTGCTTTCCACCAGTATTTCTATCTGTATGGCAATGGTTACTAGCATATGTAAATAAGCCTAGAACATTCCCACAGTTAGCATTAGGATTACCTCGTGGCTTTGCTAAGACTACAGTAATGAAGATCTTTGTAATGTACTGTATTTTATTTACTAATCGCAGATTTATCCTAGTAATATCGAATACTGCAACACTAGCAGAGAACTTCATATCAGATATTACGGACATGCTGGATGAACCTAACATTAAAGCAGTGTTTGGGGATTGGAGATTAGGAATAGAGCGCGATACTTTGCAAATGAAGAAATTTGGATTTCGTGGAAGGAATCTGATACTTGCAGGTATTGGTGCTGGTACTAGTTTGCGGGGACTTAATATTAAGAACACTCGCCCAGATGTAATGATATTTGATGATATACAATCTCGTGAGCAAGCAGATAGTGAAGTGTTATCTGATAATTTGGAACGTTGGATGTACGGTACAGCAATGAAAGCTAAGAATCCTACTGGATGTATGTTCATCTTCTTAGCTAATATGTACCCAACACCTTATAGTATCTTACGTAAACTAAAGACTAATCCTAACTTGACTAAGTTTATTGCTGGTGGTATTTTAGCAGATGGTACATCTCTCTGGGAAGAACTACAGCCTATCACACAACTTATTAAAGAGTTTGAAAATGACTTAGCATCAGGTCATCCAGAGATCTTTTTTAGTGAAGTGCTTAATGACCCAGATGTTAATATTAATCGCGCGATAGATATTAATAAGATTCCATTATATCCATTTAGTGAAGATGATATACCAATTGGTAACTTTATAGTTATTGACCCTTCTAATGATAAAGTAAAATCAGATGCTGTAAGTATTGGATACTTCGAAGTTATAGAAGCTAAGCCCGTACTAATGGAAGTTATTGATGCTAGCTTAAGTCCTGGAGATACTATTCGTTCAGCACTTACATTAGCTCTGAGAAAGAATTGCAAGCTAATAGCAGTGGAAGCTAATGCATATCAATACTCATTACTATACTGGTTTGATTTCTTCTGTCAGCAATTAGGTATATCAGGATTACACTGTGTAGATATATACTCTGGTAACATGAGTAAGAACTCTCGTATCTTAGTTATGTTTAAGGAATTACTAGCAGGTGAGACAGTCATTCATCCTAAAGCTAGAGCATTTACAGATGGGCAACTTACTACCTTTAATAGTATGAAAACTACTAATACAGATGGTATCTTAGACTTACTTACATACGCTCCTAAAGTAATGGCACAGTACGGACAGTTCATACAATCAGATAATATTATTGATGAGATGAATACTAATAGCATCACAATACCAGAGAACAACTCTCCCTTCTAAGGAATAAATCATGGCAGCTAATACACCAATAGTAATTACTAAAAAAGCACAGGATGCTGTAGTTAACTTCTTATCTCAATGCTTTGCACAATATACTCAGCAATGGAATACAGTGCAAATTATGGAAAAGATTGATCGTGAGTATGCACGAGAGATGGATTATACAGTAGCTCAACAGAATGCTAAGCTAGCTAATAAGCTAGGAGATGCTAATAAGTTCCAGAACATTACTATCCCGGTCGTAATGCCGCAAGTAGAAAGTGCTGTAACTTATCAGACCTCTGTATTTCTCACAGGTACACCGCTTTTCGGCGTAGCAGCATCTCCAGACTATGAAGATGAAGCAATGCAATTAGAAAGTGTTATTGATGACCAAGCTATCAGAGGTGGTTGGATTCGTGAATTTACTATGTTTTTCCGCGATGGTTTTAAATACAATAACAGTGCAGTAGAAGTATCTTGGGCACGTGAAGTAACTCCTGCTATTGAGACTGATGTAACCTTTGATGCTAAAAAGGGTAAACCAAAAGAAGTTATTTGGGAAGGTAATAAAGTTAAACGATTAGATATGTATAATACATTCTATGATACTCGTGTAGCTCCTAGTCAGATGCATAAGGATGGTGAGTTTGCAGGATATACAGAACTGTTTAGTCGTATTAAACTTAAGAAGTTTATTTCAGAACTTCCAGATGTACGTATTGATAATATTAAAGAAGCCTATGAATCAGCATTTGTAGGAGTTAATATTGGTGGTATGACTGGAGGTATTAAAGCATTCTATATTCCACAAGTTAACCCAGAGATTAACTTACTGACTGCTAACAGTGCATCTGGTATGGATTGGATGGCATGGGCAGGACTTGCTAATAGTCAGCCTAACATTCAATATAAGAACATCTATCAAGTAACAACATTATATGCACGTATATTACCAGCTGACTTTGGTATTCGTGTACCTAGTCCTAACACTCCACAGGTGTGGAAGTTTATTATTATTAATTTCTCAGTAGTTATTTATGCAGAGCGTCAAACAAATGCACATGGTTATATTCCAATTCTATTTGGTCAACCATTGGAAGATGGACTTAATTATCAAACTAAGTCGCTTGCTACTAATGTTAGCCCAATTCAGGCATTACTAAGTGCGTTAAGTAATTCTAATATTGCAGCCCGTCGTCGTGCTATTAGCGATCGTGTATTGTATGACCCTTCTAGAGTTACAGAAGCGCATAGTAATAGTTCTAATCCATCGGCTAAGATTCCAGTAAGACCTGCTGCATATGGTAAACCTATTGGAGATGCTGTACATCAGTTTCCATTTAGAGATGACCAAGCTGATGTACTTAATAATCAGATGCAGATGTACAGTAGCTATGCTAATATTATTAGCGGTCAGAATCCAGTACGTCAAGGACAGTTTGTTAAGGGAAATAAAACACAATCTGAGTTCCAAGATGTTATGGCACATGCTAATGGTAGAGATCAATTAACAGCTATTGGTTATGAGACTACTGTATTTACTCCACTTAAAGAGATACTTAAAATCAATATCTTACAATATCAGGGAGGTATTAGTTTATTTAACAGAGATAAAGGACAGCCAGTAACTGTAGACCCTGTAAAACTTCGTAAAGCTGTATTGAACTTTAAAGTATCAGATGGTCTTACTCCTACAGATAAACTGATGGATAGTGATACTATGATGGTTGCTATGCAGCAGATTGGTAGTAGTCAGCAACTTGCAGCAGCCTATAACTTAGGGCCAATGTTTAGCTATCTGATGAAGATTAAAAATGCTAACTTAACTCCATTTGAAAAGTCTGCTGCTCAGCAAGCATATGAACAAGCTGTAGAGCAATGGCAACAAACAATAGTACAGATTATGAAAGCTAATCCACAAGTGCAGCAATCACAGTTACCACCGCAACCAACTCCACAAC